GTAAAACGTTTGGACAGTTATTTGATGAAACTAACATAAGACTAGAACATATCAAGTCTTTAGGTTATAATATAATTACAAAGTGGGAAAATGATATTTTACAACTGGAAGAAAGTGTTAAAATTAAGTAAGGGCAGTGTGCAAGACATTATACGAATTATGTATGCTAATACTTACAGAATTACTGTCCCTAAACATAGAAGAAATAAACGAAAGTTTAATTTACTAACCCAAGACATAAAAGGAGATTCATATTTACTAAATCCAAGAGATATATTTAAAAACGATAAACATGCAACACTTAAACAAATGGCTGAATATATAGGTTTGGCGAGTTTAAGAAATTATTTAGATTATAAATGGTATAAAAGTACAACTTTACCATTTAGATTTACTAACCTAGATCGACAAGCTATAGAAGACAATCCATTGTTAGAAATAGATAAAAACGATATAATACAATTTACTTTAGAGGAAATAAGATAAAATGGCAATTAAATTTGGAAATATTAGTGGTAAAGCTAAGAAAAGCTCTGCTGAGGCATATACTTACAAAGAGGGCAACAACGTTGTTCGTATGATAGGCAATATTCTCCCCCGTTACGTATATTGGGTAACTACAGCAGATGGCAAACGCGTTCCTATGGAATGCGTAGGATTTGATAGAGATAAAGAGCAATTTACAAATATTGAAAAGGATTGGGTACGTCATTATCATCCTGATATGAAATGCTCTTGGGCATATGCTGTACAATGTATAGACCCTGATGACGGTAAGGTTAAAGTACTTAACCTAAAGAAAAAACTATTCGAAGCTATTATGATAGCAGCGGAGGATTTAGGTGATCCAACTGACCCAGACACTGGCTGGGACTTAGCTTTTAAGAAACAAAAGACGGGACCATTACCTTTTAACGTAGAATATACACTTCAAGTTTTGAAGTGTAAAAATAGAGAACTTACAGAGGTAGAAAGAGAAGCTATTAAAGACCTTCAAGATATTGATAGCGTAATTCCTAGGTCTTCTTCAGATCAGCAAAAAGAATTTATTGAAAGTCGTGTACTAGATAATAGTTCTTCTGATGTACCTGATGAAGTGGCAGAGGAAGTTTCAGAACTACTTTAAGATATAACGAGAGCCCCTTAATTGGGGCTTTTAATTTACAGGAGAGTAAATGGAATATACAGACCAATATCTAATAGAAGACTTAATAATATTTAAGGAGTATTTAGGTAGAATACCTAGCAGCAGGGATATGGATCTAGATGGATTAACTCCTAGTAGTAAATTGTATAGTAAAAGATTTGGTACCTGGAATAATGCTCTAAAAAAGGCTGGTTTATCTATATTACGGAATAGCGTAAACTACTCTCATAAGTCTGATGAATTTTTAATAAGTAAACTCAAAACATTAAAAGAAGAATTAAATAGAACCCCTAGAAGACGCGACTTAGCAGGTATAAAAGGCCTACCAGGCAGAGGGGTATACGAAAGACGCTTTGGTTCTTGGGATAATGCTCTTATAAAAGCAGGTCTAAAACCTAACTGTAATCAATCACATATTACGGAAGAAAACTTAGCTTTATCTTATAATAAAGAATGGTTACTCCAACAGAATGAAACTAAAACTCAATATGAGATAAGTAATGATTTAGGTTATAATAAACATAAAATGTCTGGAAGGTTTAGTGAACTGGGAATAACAACTAAGTATCACACTGGTTCTTTAAAAGAAAAAGAGTGGTTAGATTCTTTAGGTATTACAGAACGACAGTATCCCATAGAGAACTACAGAGTTGATGGATACGATCCTGAGACTAATACAGTATACGAGTTCTTAGGGGACTACTGGCACGGTAATCCTGAAGTTTACGATCCAGACGAATATAACAAAAGCTGCAGTAAAACGTTTGGACAGTTATTTGATGAAACTAATAAAAGACTAGAACATATTAAGTCTTTAGGCTACAATATAATTACAAAGTGGGAAGACACTCAATGAAGTATACTGACCAAGAGCTAATAGAGAGCCTACAGAAGTTTTTTAAAGAGTTTGGGTACAGACCTGTTCAAAGAGACTGTGTAAGTATTGAATACTTAAAAGGTAAAAATACTTACTGTACAAGATTTGGAAGCTGGAGTAACGCGATAAAAGCTTCAGGACTAGATAAGGAAAAGGTTAGGGAACGTACCTCCCCTTCTAATAAAGTTAGTACAGAGGATTTAATACAGTATATAAAAGAATTACATAAAAAACTGGGTAAAAGCCCTACTGCACTAGATGCAAAAAAGTATTCTGTTAGAACTTACTGTAATAGATTTGGAACATGGAATGAGGCTTTAGAAGCTGCAAGTATTAAACCCAATACTCCCCAGAAGTGGGTTATACGTAACGAGGGGTTCCCTAAGCTACAGAGTAAAGATTGGTTATTGCAGCAGAATAAAACTAAAACTTTAAGAGAGATAGCTAAATCACTGGGTTATAAATCTGTACGTAGTATAGGTAAAGCTTTTGAAGAATTAAGTATTAAACCTAGAAGACATAAAGAATCCTTAAAAGAAAAAGAGTGGTTAGATTCTTTAGGTATTACAGAGCGGCAGTATCCGATAGTGAACTATAGAGTTGATGGGTTTGATCCTGAGACTAATACAGTATATGAGTTCTTAGGTGATTACTGGCATGGCAATCCTGAAGTTTACGATCCAGACGATTATAATAAAAGCTGCAGTAAAACGTTTGGACAGTTATTTGATGAAACTAA